ACGCGATATTATTCTCTCCAAGGGGCACCTTACGGGTTTTATGGAGTAGAACCCCTAACCACCACACCAGAACGAGTTCTCGCGACCTCCGAAGCTGGCGGCTGGTAGTTGTACGGGTAGCCGATCTACTGTTCCGTGGTAACTGGCGACTCCACGGCCAATGATTTCTCACTGGGCCTTCCTACCCCTGCGCGACGAACGAGGGGCAGACCCACTAGCCGCGCGACCCGCGTACGGGCCGTTAAGCTGAGTGGGTTGTGGGACGACAACTGGTTGTCGTTGAGCTGCCAATGGGGCCATGGTTCTGGGCTTGGGCTTGGGGGCTACCACAACCTCGCCCCTTCGCTCATGTATCGGCCCATCCATTTGCATGCGGGTAAACCGGTCCAACGCCTGCTCAAGGCGTCGGATGGTTTGGTTCGCTTGGGCTAGCGCTTCCTCAAGCAAGCGGACACGTTGGTCATGCCCTACAGCCTGAGGCGGCGCCGCTGTTTTAGAACCGCCTCCAAACATGTCCTTGAGCCATGCTCCGGCTTTCGGAAGAAAGCCCATGATGGTGGACGCAATGCTAGCGAGATCATTGGCGCTAGCCGGCAAGCCATCCGGCCGCTCGTAGAAGATGCCAAATGCCATGTCCAGGGCAACCCGGTCAGGCATAGGCAGCAACCGCGAAAATGGTCGTAAGCTTCCGTTTGTTTGCGGATCGATTTCCATCCCAGCATATCCTTTGACGGTTATGTAAGGGACGCCACTGAGCACAGTCGTGACTTGATTGGGTACGGTTAACCCATCAAACATAACCCAGGATGCATCCAGGTTGTTCCAAGGAGTCTCGGAAGCCAATGAGCTTGATGAACCGCCCAACTCCGAGATGAGGGGCATGTACTGCCCCTCCGATGACGGACTCTCCCTAAACCGTATGAACGATAAAAGGGGCCCGTTAACTCCTTGTCCTTCTTGAGCAATGGTGGTGGTTGCCCAAGGTTGGACGCTTTCGACAGGTTGGTAGACAACAAAGCTACCTTCCTTCGCCGGCTGTGTAACCGCTTTGGGACTAAGCGTTAGCACGTCACTAGGGGTGGCTGGCAACACGTACTCGATTGCTGGATCGCTATCCGTTGACTGATAGACGATGCCCCCCGAGGGGCATATTCCCATATCCAGAAATTGAGCCGCAAATGGCCCACTTACTCCAGCTTTTAAGGCGAGTTCAATAAGCTTAAGGCCCTCAACCTTTCCGAACGGATGCGACTCCGCAAGGTGGGTGTGGGTCTTAAGGGTGCTGAGCCCGACAGTGGCAAAATTTGGCTTAAACTTAGCCGTTGTCACTGTGCCTTGGTTGTTGAAATCCGTGGCATTGAGGTAAAAGGTGTTGCTCTTGTAAGTCACCCTATGACGGCCTACGTCCTGCTGGAAGTTGGCCCATTGGTACCCACTTGTTGTGAGTGCCGGTGGCGTGGTCTGCGCTTTCGCCAGCACAGACCCCGATGCCTGTCCGGTGACGGGCTGGACCCAACCTGGTACGCCCCCTGTTATGGTGGGCATAAAGCAATAGACACTGACCTTAGCCCCCGGAAGGGTTAGGAAAAGCATCTTGCTTGGGTTGGTTGTGATCATGGTCTTGGCTCCGTCCCCCCTAAGGAGGATGGGCGCAAAGTTTGTCTCACCCTTCACCTCCATCAGGACCACGTTGGCTTGTGATCCGTCTGGCACACCCTGGTACTCCATGGGGAGTATGGAAGGCGGGTGTGTCGCCTTTTTCACATATGCAGCACCTGCAGATGTGGGGGCCTTAATGGTCTGGCCCTCGACCTTCGCGACTGTTTTATCGGATGACATCTGGTAACCCTTCATTCGCTCGTATTTCCACGAAATACTGCTCGAGATCGAACTCACACGGGGGCGATCGTCTAATCAGTTTCGCGTTCTCTACTGCGATTTGCTCTGCCGGGGTTATTCCAAAAGCCTTGAAGAAACTATCTCTGGTTTCGGGTCGAATGTCATATCGTTGTGCCCTTTCAGGCCCATAATACTCCAGCTTGGCCGCTAGATATCTGTCGGTCTCCTTAGTAAACTTTGGAGTGCCGGCAGAGATCAACTTCTCGGCCACAGCCTGGAATATTGGTATTCCGTTACCCAATGACAACTCACATTTGCCTATGCTGTAGACCAACCTTTCCATGAAGGCTTTGTCCCTACGTTTGGTGATCCAACCCAACCTAGTCATTGCTCTGACGGGTTCTCTGACCATTCTCCACGAATGGCCATCAAACACCGGCTTGCTCTGGCAAAAATCTAGGTCCTCCATCTCGGGCGACACCAGAAGCTGACACTTGGTCTCCATGCCAAGCTCGAAAAACTTCTGGGGTACACAGTCTATCAGCTCATTGGAGAAAACAACACTGTCATCTCCGTCAAGGTAATAGCTTGCCTGATCTCCGAAGATTGCCTTAAGAAGGCAATGGTTTAGAAGACTATTCGCGAGGCCAGTGTCCATTTCGCCACTCATGCGTGTCCCTTCTACAACATACTTGGCACCTCTTTTGCTGTACCCAACATTTCTATAGTGTTGGCTAAGCAAAAAATCTAGCGTCTTGTCGTTAGGGAATATGCTCTCATAAATTCTATGTATAGATTTTATGAGGGCAACATTAACATGTGCGTCAAAATTGGAGTGGTCCAACAAATAAACGTATTTCCACCCAAGCGAGAACTTGGCATGCAAGTCCTGAGCGCGCTGATGGG